CGTAGGATTCTACTTTGGTTCATCTCAAATCAAATAATACTATGTATACTCGAAAACCAGCAAAGGCAGGTAAAGGTTCCTGCGGAGAACGAAAAGGCTGCGGCTGCAAGGATAAAGGATAATGCCTAAGGACGCTTGCTATAAGAAAGTAAAAGCCCGTTACAAGGTATTCCCATCTGCGTATGCAAGTGGGGCAATTGCCAAGTGCCGGAAGGTAGGGGCTAAGAACTGGGGAACTAAATCCAAAAGGAAGAAGGTTTGAATGGCAGTGCGGAAGACACAGAAGGGAGCCGACCTAAAGAGGTGGTTCAAGGAGAAGTGGGTAGATGTCCGATCAGGGAAGCCCTGCGGACGACAAGCGGGAGAAGAGCGAGGCACGCCTTATTGCAGACCATCAAAGCGTGTAAGCAAAAGGACACCTGTTACTGCCTCCGAGATGACTGCGTCCCAGAAGAAAAGGAAGGTCTCCGAGAAGAAGAAACTAGGGCAGCCAGCAGGCAAGCCCCGCCGTGTTAAATCAATCAAGAAAAAGTAATGCCTGACAAATCAAAGATGAAGTGCAACGTACCCCGCCGTGAAGTACAGGGCGGTAAGAAGTTCGTCGTGAAGGCTTGCCAGGGCGGCAAGGAAAAGATCGTCCGATTCGGGGATGCTAATATGAGCATCAAGAAGGACCAGCCAAAACGCAAGAAAAGCTACTGCGCTCGCAGTGGTGGAATCAAAGGTAAGAGTAATAAATTATCCGCTAACTACTGGAGCCGTAAGGCTTGGAACTGCTAACCAATAACTAAGGAACACATTGTCACGCTATAGATCATACGGATCACTTGATGACCCTATCCAAGAAGACTTGGACGTAGGGTTTGTTGGATTTAATAACTATGCCCGCCCTGACCAGCTTCCAGCTGGTATGCTTGCTAGTAGCCTAAACGGTAGACTAGGTAAGAACGGGGAGTGGCAGGTCCGCCCAGGGATTGACTTCATCAAGGCCCCATTTGCTTCTGGTGACGATGTACTGCGTTTACCTACTACCTCAGAGAGCACTGCTATTCCTCCTGTAGTTGGACTGCTACCTACTACTATTCGGTCAGCATCCTTAGTTAGCAATGAAGTCCTGATTGTCATTGATGACCCAGCCGTAGAGCCTGGGCACGTATTTACCGTAGGCGACGAGATCTATGTAGAGAACCTAGTAAGCACTACAACGGACCCCAACGGTCTGCATACACTTACATCTGTTACGGACAATGGAGATACAAAGACCCTTAAGTACGCTTTAACGGGTGCTGACGAGCCTTACAGTACTCCTCTTAACTTACCCTTTGCTTTGGACGACGGAGGTTCTGAGCCGCAGCTGACGGTGCTTGCTGCGTCTTCTGTCATTGGATACAATATGATCCTGGATCAAGGTAACGTTTCGGAAGTGTACACAAGTGCAACCTTTAGCGATCCTAATCAGAACAACAGCCAGTTCATTGTATTGGCATCTAATGTAAGTGCAGTAGCCACAGACCTACAGGATACGTCTGCATCCGTTACTATGGCTTACCCCCTCGGTGAGAACGTACCGCCCGTCAGCAGTATGCTACAGGCCTTTAACAGGCTGTTTATCTTTCGTGACGGACAGACTGCACTGGAGAATGATAATTTCTTTAGCCCTATCGCTATTGCATCAGCAAGTACTCCCGCTGCATCCAATGTAGTTACAGTAAATACCTCAGCTGATCACGGCTTAGTTATCGGGGACGCAATCACAATTGCTGGACTAACTGGATTTCCTACAGGGGAAGATCCGAATGGAGGCTGGGTGATTAACACTGTACCTAGCAGTACTTCCTTTACCTATGACCTGCCAGCAGCCTATCAGGCTGCCGCTACCTATACGGTGGACGCTACCTCCACTATATCCCCAGGGTTTAAGCTGGTGGCCAGTGGAGAGTACGAACAGCCAAGTCAGCTATCTCCTAATAAAGTTCACATAACGGACGGTAAGGCAACGGCTGAGTTCGTATCTTTAGCCGCTATGAACGGGACTAAAGTAGGAGACGTAATCGAGATTGAAGACGCAGCATCATCTACCTTCACGGTAGGAACAGACTACGTAATATCTTCTAGGAACGAAACTACCTTTGAGCTTGAGTTCTATGTTCAAGAACCAAATACCACTAACGAGTCTGGAGTTATATTTCAACGGCACGTATCGGTGGGCCTTGGCTTTACTCATATGCCTGCACCTGAGTACGCAGCATATCACCAGCGTAGGCTGGTAATGCCATTCAAGTACAGCGTAGACGACACAGAAGACAGCTTTACTTTCCGTGGAATCCTTGACGAGATAATTGTCTCCGACATCTTGGACTCTGACACATACGACCAGATCTATGCTCAGTACCGATTCAATGCAGGTACAGCGGACTTCAATGTAGGGCTGCACTCATTCTCGGATGACAAGCTACTGGTGTTCAACCGCAATAGTATTCACCTAGTAAGCGGAGCGGGAGCATCTACAAACGTACAGCTTATCACAAATGAAGTAGGTTGCGTGGCACGAAACAGCATTATTCAGGTAGGCAACAACGTACTATTCCTTTCGGACAATGGTGTATACGGGGCTAACTTCCAGGACCTGTACAACCTTCGTGGTAACGAAGTACCACTGAGTTCAAGCATTGACCCTACAATCAAGAGGATCAACAAGGCTGTATGGGACAAGAGCGTAGGGGTTTACTTCAACAACAAGTACTTCCTGGCTGTGCCGCTGGACGGCAGCCAAGTAAACAATGCTATACTGGTATTTAACTTCATCAACAAGCAGTGGGAGAGTATCGACACAACCGATGACGCAAACTGGAACATCGCTAACTTGATCGTAGCAGGTAAGGAGTCTGAACGTGCAGTATACGCAGTGAACACACTGGGTGGTCTGCACAAGTTAGATGCCCGTGTAGACGCAGTTGACCTGCTTGCTACCGAGATCCCTGTCGAGGGACAGGAGACAACCGTAGCGCACGACATACCAGCTTCGGTTACCACTAGGCAGTTCACCATCGGGAGTATGGACCGCAAGCGTTGGAACAACTTTGAGCTGCACGTGCAGTCATCCCCTGACAATGAATCCGACCTAAGCATTACCGCAGAGCTAGAAAACATTGACGCAGTAGTTGATTTAGGTACACTTAGTAAGCTTAATTCAAACTCTACCTTAGCACCTGACGAGGATGTATCCATCCGTGGTAGAATAGGTAACAAGCGAGCATATGGAATGCAGGTAACTTTAAACAATACAACTGGCCGACCTCGCTTCCGAGCAATTAAGGTCGCTGGAGCAGAAGCATTTAGATCAACAAACAAAGCAATATAAGATATGGCAATCATTACTACAGGTACAAACTTTAATCCTACTCAAACCGTTACATCAACGGAACTTAACAATATTGCTAATGCAGCCACGTTTGACGATCCCGTGGATGACTCAACATTGGAGTTACATATTGACGGTAAGCTGAGGATCAAGGATGCAGGGATTACTCCTGCATTGATCGCAGGCGACGCAGTTACTACACCTGCCATCCTAGATGCCAACGTAACCTTTGCCAAGCTGACAGATGTAATCGACGATGACACAATGGCTACAGCTACTGACACTACCCTTGCTACATCGGAAAGTATTAAAGCATATATCGACAAGTTAAAGCCCAACATTGTTCAAGCAGTCAAGACGGATATATTTTCTATCCTTACTCCCAATATGGTATTTGCCGATATACCTGACCTTGAAGTTACAATTACTCCTAAATTTTCAAATTCAAAAATTTTAATTTCTTCAACTATAAATGCATCTAGCAATAGCAATGCCCACGGAAATATCTTTAGGTACGTAAGAGATGGTTCTGCTATTGCACTTGGAGACACCAGAGGAAGTAGGACTCCTTGTACATTTGGAAGCGGATACGGAGGTCAGTATACCTCAAATGTAGCTGGTATGGACTACCTCGATAGTTCATCCATTACTGCTGGAACACCGATTACCTATAAGATTCAGGTTACCGCCCACAGTACAATTGATGTCCTTATCAATGAAGTGCAAACCGATAATGACGCTAATTACATTACTTGTCCAATTTCTACATTAACCGTAACCGAGATCTACCAATAATATGTCAGTAATAAATAAAGGAACAAAGTTCTCCAACGGAGAACAACTTACGGCGGACAAGCTTAACGACTTAGTTGATCTAGCTACCTTTGATCAGTCAGCGACTGACAGTGCCTCGACTACAGTGAATACCTCTGGTCAGATTGTAGTGGCTGACAGTGGTGTAAGCACAGCTAAGATTGCTGCGGGTGCTGTTACAACAGCTAAGATTGCTGCGGATGCTGTTACAACAGCTAAGATTGCCGATGCTAACGTAACCTTCGCAAAGCTGACAGATGTCATTGATGACGATACTATGGCTACGGCTAGTGCTACGACACTAGCTACGTCAGAAAGTATTAAGGCTTATGCGGATTCGCTGGCAGACATTACCCCTCAGAGTAGTGATAATTACGACCAACATAGTATCGCAGACAGCGGTTCGGTAAATATCGGTGGCTTGATATTAAAATTCGGAAACTTTGAATTGGCTAGTGACGGCGAAATTACTTTGACTTTTCCAACTGCATTTCCCACAGCCTGCCTAATGGTAATGACTCAAGATACTCGTGGTACTGGACCAACTGGCGGCAAAGGACTTGATGTTCCCATTACCTCGAAAAG